AAAGGAGAATTATCAATGGAATATAAAAAAGAAGAAATCAAAGAATACTTTGATGATTTTATTAACGACCAAGATGCCGACTGGATAGAAGAAAATAAAGATGATATTCACTATCACGCTTTTAACACTGACTATTACATCATTGGCACTTATCAAGCCAAACAATGGCTAGGCGATATGGCTTTTGATGTAATTAACTTTGTTAAAGATTATGAGCAATTTAATTTTGGAGAAGTTTATACAGATTTATCTGAGCCAGAAAAAGTTGTGAATATGTACGCTTATATCATTGGCGAAGAAATCGTTAATGATTATTTACAAGAACTTGAGGAAGTAGCTTAGCTACTTCCTTTTTTTATAGGAGAAATAATTATGCAAATGCAAGTTAAAAAAATGTACGAATATAACCCTTATGACTCAGAATATGAGTTAGCCAAAGATAACAAAACATTTTTAGTTATCTGGGGAAATGGTTATATGGGGAATGAAGAAGTTCCAGAAAATGAAATTTATTATATTGAATCTTTAGAAGATGAGTATTTTGTTATTCATTACTATACTCAACAGAGATTGAGTTATTTTAAAGAAATTGAATTAGCAAAAGAATGGAATTTGGAAGAATCTTTTCTTGATAAATTATTTAATGCTAAAAAAGGAGAATGGCTAACATATGATGATTTAAGCGGAACAATTTGGTTTAAATGTATGAGGGAGAAATAACCATGTCAAAAACAAAATACCTAGTAACTGAGTCATGGAATGGCGAAGGTTATAGCGACTCAGATATAGAAATAATAGAAGTAGACAACGACTTTGACGGCAATCCTAATTTAAATGAATTAAAATCAATTTTAGTTTCTAAAATTGCACAATTCGGATATTTTGATATTCATTCAATAGAAATTACGGATAATTCAATAACCTATGAATTAGACAATGAATGCCAAGATGCAGGAGTTTTTTATTTTGAACCACTAACGGAAGATATATTTGCAGTAGCAATCTTCCCCAATAATTGTGAGCATGAAGTCATAAGAGATAATGAAACATTAGAGGAATATAAATCCCTTGTCCGTGAATCATTAGAAGAAGAATATACAGAGTTTGAAGAGTCACAAATCTTTGGACATTGTGCCGAAGCTAAAGGCAAAGATGAATCAGATTTAATACTTAGAAACATAACATAAGGAGAATAACCATGAACTTAGAAGATTTAGAATATGTAGAAACCAAAGTAGAGGGAGAGCTTGAAATTTGGTACTGCCCTATAACTGACACTCTTTATGAAGTACCTATTACTTTAGAAAGACATTTTAAACACGCAGTAAAGAAGGAGATAAATAAACAATGAACTTAGATAATCTTACCGAAGAGCAAATCAATGACCGACTATCTAGTTTGTATTGCGCTAACTATGATGATCGAAATTTATTAACCAAAGAAATCCATTTAATGACACAAAAAGAAGAGGAAAAAATCATTGATAGGATTTTATTAAGGAATCAAGAAATGGCTAACTTGAAAGCATTACTTGAGAATTTTAAACCAAAAGCAAGGGAAAGCAGTTTGGACAGAGAAATCAGACTCAACCCAAACTTTAACCAAAAGGAGAAATAATGAGCATCACAGAAAAAGAATCAATTATCTGGGCTAGTGGACATTACTTAACAGAACATTTGCCCGAAGAATATGATGAGTGGGAAGATGAAGAGCTTAACAGTCATTTAGTAGAATTTGCTTGGCAACCTTTCGAATATCATTCTGGAGAGCAAATTTGGGAATACATAGAAAATTTAGCTTATGATTTTAGAATCAACGTAAATAATAAATTAAAGGAGAAATAAAATGGATAAAAAAACTAAGAAAATGTTTGAAGAAAAACTAAAAGATAAATTAAAAAAAGAAGGCATCAACGAAGATTGGATGAAAAAACATTTAGTCATTCTTTCTGATGATGAGGAGGAAGCATGAAAATAGTAGAATGTCTTAAATGTAATAATCATTTCTTTGAGCAAGATAAATTTATAAATAAATGTTTTTTTTGTGGGAATAAAGATACACAAAAAACAATATATCTTGAAGAAGAAGGAAGTATTTATAAATCAATCATTCAAAAGTTACAGGAGGAAGTATCAGTAACGAAATAAACCAAATCTTATTAGAAAGATTTTACCAAGAAGCATTAGACAAAGGACTAACCGAAAAACAAGCCATTGACTATGCCAACAATATATTTTTTTCAAAAGGAGAGTAATCATGAATAAAGAACTATATTTTAAAAGACGAGCGAACTTAAAGACTGCTATACGACAGGCCAAGTCTTTAGAATTTAAGCAAGTTTGGGTATCAAAAACCATAGAACTTGATAAAATGTATCGTAGTTAATTAAGCGAAGGAAGGTTTCTTTTTCATAATGATAATTCTCCCCTTGAAACCTTCCTTCCACTAAACCATGCAAAGATCGAAAACTCAAACCCCACGACCAATACCAGTAAAAAAGAAAACTTCGCAATCTAGGAAGAATAGAATTAAATCTTCCTCACTCAACAAAAACCAAAGAAGACAACGAGGCAAGAATCTTAAACTAAGTGGTCGCTAAGTAACTTCCCCAAACCCACTAACAAAATATGCTTACGCTTGCGTGAGTGCTGCTTAATCCTTTTCATTCCCCTACGCTCGCTTTCTTCCACTAACCAAATAACATCATTATCCACTAGCTCATAAATGCCTTTCGCTACGGTCGAACGATGCATATTCAACATATTCCCCAAATACTCAAACGAATCAGGACAGCTCCAGGTTTGATATTTATTCCAACGCTCGCATATTGCCCATAAAATTATTTTCGCACGGGAACTTAATTTGCTATCCGTATGCGCTCTAAACCAAATCCAAACTATCTTCTTTAACTTACTATAATCCGAATACTTACTCACGAGCGCAAAGCGGATTTCTCCGCTCGCACGCTCGTCCTCAATATCTATATTCTTTACCCACCAATACTCGTTTTCCACATTCTCTCTCTAAATAAATAAATACCGCCCAAGCGGTATTTATATTTGTTTAAGTCTTGTATGTGTGACGGTATGTATCGACCGTTTAGGTCTACCCATACCGTCAATAACTGTCTACCCATACCGACCGTTCATTCTATCTCTAAATCGGTAAATAATCCGCCTTGATTTTGTATTCTTTGTCTGGCAATTTCAATATATTCTGTGTTCAATTCAATTAAAACTGCCTTACGATTATGATTACTAGCGACAATGCCTGTCGTACCACTACCGCCAAAAGGATCTAAAACTGTGCCATTTTCTGGACAACCAGCTAACACACATGGCTCTATCAAATCCATTGGAAAAGTTGCGAAGTGTGCGCCTTTAAATGGTTTAGTGGTAACTGTCCAAACTGAGCGTTTGTTTCTTTTAGGATTAGCGCCTATCTTTTGTAAATTTTTAGAATAAACACCATCTACTGCCTTTATGCTTTTTGGTGTATTCGGGACATCAGGAAACTTTGCATCTTCCTTGATAGCTTCATTATCAAAATAATACTTTGGACTCTTACTTAATAAAAATATGTATTCGTGTGCTTTAGTACAACGATCTTTGACACTTTCTGGCATTGGATTGGGTTTGTGCCAGATAATATCTTGTCTTAAATACCAACCATCTTGTTGCAAAGCGAAGGCTACTCGCCAGGGAATACCGATTAAATCTTTTGGTTTTATGCCTTTACTTGGTTTTGGTCTTGTCACTCCATAATCTTTATCTCCTCGTAAAGATTGATTAGTTGTTGTAGTTCTACCACCGCTCGAATAACTATCTCCTAAATTAAGCCAAACTGTGCCATCATCTCGCAATACTCGTTTAACTTCTCTGAATACTTCAACCATGTTATTAACAAATTCTTCTGGAGTATCTTCCATGCCAAGTTGTTCACCCTCTCCATAATCCCTCAAACCCCAATAGGGCGGACTGGTAATACAGGTATTAATTGATTGGTCTGGTAATTCTTTTAACTTATCTAAGCAATTACCTTGTAGTATCTTTATCATTTCTTTTCTCCTTCTTTTTCTTAAAGATTCTCTCAAATTCTTCGTCAAATTTCTTCTTATTTACAGGTCTGGGCCAGTCGCCTTTACTCATTCTCTACCTCGTATCTTAATTTTCTTAAAAACCAATCTGCTTTCTCTAAGTCCTCTAAACCATTCTTTTTCTCATACCGCCATAGATATTTAATAATACTGGCTTTGAGATACCCTCTAAATTGTTCTGGACTAAGACTGCTTTTGATAGCATCAATACATTCAACACCGCCA